TGAGTTTAACATCCAGCCGCTAATTCGAGACATCAGCGGAGTCGCTGCTGCACTCGAAACGGAACGCCTGCGTATAGCTAAGCTAGTCGCAGGTGAGGGTATTCGACGTCGTAGAGATTATTCTCTCGACCTTTCGAAATACTTCAGAGACTCTTATGAGACCTCTGAAAACGGTGATGTACAACATCTATCAAATTTACCGATCTATGACGCAAGTCGTAGCCGGTCGATAAGAGAAGTGAAGTACCACCGTGCCCGGTTCCATGCTCAGATTGAGTATAGTTATTACTATACTGACTATCAGCGGCAGAATGCTGCTGTTTTGTCCCTTCTTGACAAACTTGGGGTTATGTTTAACCCTTCGATTGTTTGGAATGCAATCCCTTGGACATTCTTGATTGATTGGGTCGTTGGCGTAAGCCAATGGCTCGACCAGTTTAAGATGTCGAACATGGAGCCCGTTACCGTAATCCACAAGTTCTGCTGGTCGCAGAGGGTCGTACGTACCGTTAAGTGTAGCCATAGTAGCTACGCAAACGCGGCGACGTGGGGCCCCCTTGTTTCACCAGTTAGAACCGTCAATGTTTTTGTCGAAGATTCCTATATTAGGAAGCCTGATGACATTAACATTGTAGCTGCATTGTCCGGCAGCGGGATTAACTTAAAAGAGTTTATCCTTGCATCTGCACTTAAGCTTTCACGCTTAAAATGAGATGATCGGCGTCGACCCGTACGGGGTTTTCCGTACTATGATGGTATATAATCCATCAAGTTCAAGCATGTATCCTACTGACCTAAACACAAACGAAGTTAAGAACCGCTCTGGGGTGGAAGTTGAATTCCGCCGACAGAGCTCCTCCGCACGACAGCTGGTTTTCGCCCAAGTGGGCGAGACACCTGCTGCACCACATCGTATCACGGTCTCTCATCAAGAGATCGGATCCGGAACCGCGACCCGTCGTCGTTCAGTCGTACGAGTTGACCAAATGGTCAGCTCGAATCTCGACACGACGAAAATGGTCAAGGTTTCCGCGTATGCGGTGCTCGATATTCCCGTAGGGGAACTCGCGTCGTATGACAGCGCCAAGGACACGTTGGCAGAACTCGTCAGTATGCTAGCCTCGCGAGGGGCTAGTACTACGATTCTGTTCGACTGCACTGGCGTTGCCGCTGAGGCATTGGTCAACGGTTCGCTGTAAGGAATTCTTCAACGACGAGACGTAACGTACCTTTAACAAGTACGCCATCTACCTCGTTTACAGACCCTTATGGCGGGCATTGTACCAATAGTCCAGGCCGTACTCGAAATCATCATCTTCATCTTCGTGCGTCCAAAAAGGGCGCCCGATTTGGTGAAAGTGATTCGTGAAAAGCCTGGTGTTCTGACTACCTGAGAGTTAAACCAACTCCCTTGTCATTGGGGGGCCGTCCTTTCTAGGGCGCCCCCCCTCTGATGGTAGTCATTCTTCGTTGCATCACGGGCAGTAGCATGCTCTAGGAGTGAATCCATATGGACCACAATAAGAGCCTAGATGATAGTATAAACCTCATCGCTGCGCTGCTTCGTGACATTCAAAAGTTACGATGCGACGTATTCGACCAACGCACGCTCCGCCTAACCACCCAAAAGGTGGCTAAGCGTTGCGCACGGGAAGGGATAGGTTTTCTTACGAAAACACTCCCACGTCTCGGAAAGGCCCTTGATAAGGCCTTAACGGGAGAACATTGTATCGACTCTATCTTGCTCGGGTTCAAACCCTTGCCTGGTAGTAAACTTCCCATGTTTATGGGTGAGTTATTCGAGTTGGTGTTCTCACACGACGGCATGGTCTTACCTAGTCCATGCGTATTAAGCATCAAGCAGTTGCGGGACGTTTGTTTCTTGTTTTACAAGTACAAACTTCCGTACACCGCTCGACAAGAACAGAAGGTCATCTCTGACTTTTTACAAGCAGAAGATGACATTCGACCGTTCAATGACCTGTTTGGGGGACTTGCAGATCGTCTTGACTCACGTCAAGATTCAATGTCGGTCCCTTACACATCATCAGAACCCTCTCCTTCTCCCGGCGACGCTGTCTTAGACAGCGTTTATCCGATCGAGAAGCGAGCTCTGATCCGGCGCGCGAGAAAGCTCTTAAACGAGCTTTTCTCGAACTTCGATCCCTTGGACATTCGTCCGAAGCACGGGCCTGGAGTGGTCTCTACAAAAGAGAAACTCTGGGGCAAGTACTTCTTCAGAAATGTTCCGGATCGCCTCGCGGCGTGCTACCCCGTAGACGCGTATTTCTACGCATCTCTAGGGCATGTCTGCGATCACCAGGAAGAGATTCAATCTCTAACTGGCCACGAGTCCCAAGCACGAGTTTTACTCGTACCTAAGGACAGTCGCGGGCCACGACTAATCTCCTGCGAACCGTTGGAATTCCAATGGATTCAGCAAGGACTTAGTCGGGCCATCGTTGAACTGGTGGAGTCTCACCCTCTAACAAGGTGGAACGTCCACTTCACAGATCAGCAGCCTAATCAGTACGGAGCCATTCTTGGTTCCATGACTGGGAAATACTCGACCCTTGACCTCAAAGAGGCCTCGGATAGAGTAACTGTTGGTCTCGTTCGCCTCTTGTTTCCAAGTAAGGTTTTACCTTATTTGTTGGCAAGTCGCAGTCTAGCAACGCAGCTACCGGACGGCCGGACAGTGACTTTAAGAAAGTTTGCGC